TCAGGCGCGCAGATCCAGGGTCGCGATGACCGGGGTGTGGTCGGAAGGCTGTTCGTTGCCGCGCGGCGCCTTGTCGATCACGCAGGCGGTGCAGGCCGGCTTGAGCGCGTCGGAGAGCAGGATGTGGTCGATGCGCAGACCGGCGTTGCGGCGGAAAGCGAACATGCGGTAGTCCCACCAGGTGAAGGATTTTTCGGGCTGCTCGAAAAGCCGGAATGCGTCGGTCAGACCCAGGCCGAGCAAGCCCTGGAATGCCGTGCGTTCGGGTTCGGAGACCAGCACCTGGCCTTCCCATTTTTCCGGGTTATGGACGTCTTCGTCGGCGGGCGCGACGTTGTAGTCGCCGAGGATGGCCAGGCGCGGGTGGGCGCGCAGCTCTTCCTGCAGCCAGCGCTGCAGGGCGGCAAACCATTCCAGTTTGTAGGCGTACTTGTCGCTGCCCACGCTCTGGCCGTTGGGACAATAGGCGCAGATGATGCGCACGTCGCCGGCCGGGCTGGGCAGGGTGACGGCGATGACGCGTTGCTGCGGATCTTGGTAGCGCGGGATGTTGCGCACCTGGGCTTGCCCGGGCTCGCGCGTGAGGATGGCCACGCCGTTATAGGTCTTCTGGCCGGCCCAGGCGGCGTGGTAGCCGATCTGGGTGAAGGCTTCGAGCGGAAACTTGTCATCGGCCAGTTTGAGTTCCTGGATGCACAGGGCATCGACCGGGTTGTCGGCCAGCCAGGCGATGACCTGCGGCAGGCGGACATTCAGGGAGTTGACGTTCCAGGTGGCTAATTTCATGTTTTTCGTAGACCGTTTATTCATGCGGTTCTTGGCGGGGGCGCCTTCCAAAAACCCGGTCTAGCTACTCATCTGGCTACTCATCCGGGGCGTGGTTGGCGTTCCGCCTGGGACAAGGCCAGATGATACCTGCTCATGCCGCCTTCTTCTTCTTGCTGCGCTCGATCAGCGCCTGCACGCTCTCGACTGTGATCCGCGCGGCGTCGCCGATCACGACCTTTTCCAGATCGCCGCGCTTGACCAGCCGGTAGATCATGGTGCGCGACAGGCCAAGGGCTTCCTCTGCCTCGCGCAGGCGGTACAGAAGTTTCGGCGCCGCGACCGGTGCTTGGTGTTGGGCTGCGTGTGCCATTACTGCTCCTTGTTGTCGGTGGCGCGCATAGCCTTGGCCAGCGCTGGATGGTCAGCATTGAAGTCGCTCTGCTGGTGCATGTGAATGGCGTGGCGTAGGGTGGCGACTTTGACTATTTCGGATCCCAGCGCCATTTCCAGACGCTCGACTTCCATCAGGTTCTCAGCTGCCGCCATCTCCAGATGGTCGATGTACGTCTGCGGCTGGCAATAACGGCAGCCATCGCCGTTCAGCCGGATCGTCAACGTGCATTTGCATTCACTCATGCTTTGCGCCTCCGTCCTTGCTGGGCTGGGTGGCACCTGTCAAGGATTGCTTGACGACTGCCGGGATCGCCGGTTGATAGGCGTGATCGTGGAACGCGCTCATGTGCTGTGCGCGGCCGGAATACGCATCACCGCCCTTCGGTTGGCAGATCCCCAGATCGACAAGTGCGGCGTGCAGCGTGTCCCACTGGCGCTCTACGTCCATAGCGGCCATTCCCATCGACGCGGACAAATTGCCGCGCTTCTTGGGTGAGCAGTCCATTCCTGCGTCCCGTGCGCGTTCGCTCTTGCGCAGGTAGTCGGACTGAGCCGCGCGCAGGTTCTTGGCGGCTGTGATGGCGGCGTCCAGGCGCTGAAGGTCAGGCTTCATCGCTGTTCCCCTTCTGCGCGCCCGGTTGCGCGGACAGGGCGGCGCGTAGGTATTTGCGCCACCACCATTTGCCAACGGCACCCGGAGCACGCTCGCCGAAATAGACACCGTGCAGCGGGCCTTCGCCCAACAGGAAAGCGAACACTGGATGATCCGCATCGCGCACCGCCTCGCTGGCCTGGGGCGCGGCATAGAGGGAGTCGCCTGCTACGAACTCGCCCGCAGCGCCAGGGGAAAAGATGGCCAACTTGGAGTTGTGCTTGGGCGTGAAGATGGCCAGATCGCCGTTTGCGTCTTCGCGGATTTCACCCCAGGGCTTTTGCGCCTCCCCGGCTACAGGGGCGCTTGCCAGGGTGAGGATGGCGCGCGCGAAGGTGATGTACGCGAGGTCGTTGTCCTTGCGCGTCCAGCCGGGGAGTACCTTGTTGGCCAAGTCGATGATTTGGCTGTCTTTCATGTCAATCTCCCTTGAACTCGCGAATCGCCGCGCGCGCCTTTTCAATGGCTGGGTGGTACTTCTCATGCCAACCGTCGAAATTCTCGGCTCCGGCAAAGGCTTGCAGCGCCTCGAATAGGGACTGCGCCCGCTCATCGGCTACAGGGGCGCGCAGCTTGGACAGCAGGGCGGATTCGATGGCGCGAGCCATGGCGATGCTACTGCTTCCAAATTTCAGGATGCTGATGCATTCTTCGTCCGTCAGCACAGGCTGGGGGGTGTTTTTGTCAGTCATGTCCTGTCCTCGGTGGTGGGCTGGGCGGCGCGGCTCCAGCCGCAAGCGTGGTGGATGCCCAGGCCGGGCATGTCCGGGTCGGGGTCGTAGCTATCCGGCCATTCGGACTCAGGTAGCACCTTGCTCTGCCCAAGGGTGGCGCCGGGTATCTTGTAGAAGCAGACGTGCGGCGCTGGGCCGTAGTGGCATCCGTCGTTGCAAGCCATCACATCGTCACTCCATGGTTGTGTGCCACCTGGACCTTCCCGCAGCCAGGGCATACATGCCGGTAGCCCTGGCCTGGCGGGATGCAGATGTACATGGGGAAGCCGTGTTCTGGATGGATGCAGGTCTGCTCCTTGGGCAGCTTGTAGAAGCCGCTTTCCTTCTCAATCTTGAAGAAGCCGGACTTATCCATCACGCCTCTCCCTGCTGCGGGACCTGGGCGGCGACAAACGATGGCTCGTATTCAACATTTACTTCCCATCGCCCGATCTCGGGGCCGGTGAAACCGTCGAATATGGCGAACGTCAGCGGCCAATTGGCCTCAAAGCCGTCATGGTTGTGGAAGTAGTCTTCGGCGCATGCCTCGGCTTCCTCTTCGTCGATATCATCGACAGACGAACGTTGGACGAACTCCGGGGCCAAAGTGCGGCTACCCAAGCCAGACTGCGGCCAGACGCGTGCGTAGAACCTCATGCTGCATCTCCTTTGTGCGGGACCTGGGCGGCGAGGGCGGCGTCTACGAACGCAACAAGCGACTCGCGTTGCCGCCCTGCAATCGTCAACGTAGTGAAACGGCCCGACTGGTAGTCGAAACCGACGTTCTCCGCGTGGCTAAAAATCCAGCGCCACCGCGCCGCATCCTGAGCATCGCCTGAGCCAGGATCTGCATAACTCGGGCCGCGGACAAGGCCCAGAGCCTGGGCTGCGGCGGTCGCAATGGCAGCAAGCTTGGCGTTGCGGATGGCGGCAGGGCTTTCAGGGTCGGTGCCGCAAGTTTCCTTAGCGGCGTCTGCCTCGCGCATGATCCAGCGCAGGGTCCAGCGCGTTAGATCGTCCCGCGCATCGCCAGCAGCGGGAGCACGGCGGCGGTCCCATCCCTTCACGTCTGCCTCGCTCAAGTGCAAGCCGCGTTTTTCCGCCCATTGTTCCAAGAGCTTTACGGCAATCGTGGCTTCCTTGGATGCCCCCAACGTAACCGGCTGATCCAGCGTCGTGAGGAACCCCATAAAGTCGAACAGGGCGCCTGCGATTACGCTGTCCTTCGCATCGTCCTGTGCGCTGGCACGCCAGAACACAGCAACCAGCCCCTGCATGGCAGTACCAAGGATGTCGTGCTCACGGCACAAGGCGACGAATTGCGGGTCATCGTGCGGATACCCTTCGCGCTGGCTTTCGGGCTGTGCGCTGGCGGGAGGGGTGTCCACTTCGAGCGCTTCGTTCGCCTCATCAAGAACTTCGCCAACGGTGCGGCGGCGGCCCTCAAGCACGATCACGTCCTGCTCTTTGCCAAGCGCCGCCAAGCTGCTGGCTGTCCAGAGCAGGCTATCGCGCAATTTCTCAGCCAGCTTCCAGCCGGCGGGTAGGGTGGTCATATCAGGCTCCGGTGGCGCGCGCGGCGTCAAGCTCAGCGCGGATCTGGGTTTGCAGCAGCAGGTCGGTCTGGTCGTCCGGGTCGGCGGTGGCCATGGCGCGGCGCAGGGCGGGCATGGTGGTGGCCAGGCCGGCCATGGTTTCGGCGCGGATCGGGACCAGATATTTCAGGGCGATGTGCAGCTCGCGCAACGGCTCCAGCGGAAGCGTGCGGCCATGCCGCGTGCACCACATCTCGAAATGCCAGATGACCCCCTCGATTGCGCCGGCGGCCTCGTACCATTTGCCGTCGCCTGCTCGAAAGTCCGGGAAGCCCTGTGCATCGGTGTGCACGGTGCCGTCGCGGTTGATCTGGTCGATGATGGCCTCAAGCGGGCGTAGCACCAGGTCGGTGGCGACGAGCATGGGCGCGCGCTTGTCGCGTTCGACGCGGCGGCCGGCTCTTACGCGGGCCTGCTGCTTTTCCATCATGCGGCGCTGCTGGCGGTTCATGGCGGGGATCATGTCGTTCTCGGTATAGGTGGCCGGCGGGCAGCGCCGCGCCGGCCGTGGGGTTATGCCGCTTCGGGTTCCAGGTTCAGGCCAAGCGACTGCTGCTTCTCGACGGCGGGCGTGACGGAGATATCCACCTCGCCGCCCAGGACCTCGTACAGGCGCTTGATCTGGTCCCCCGTGGGGTTGCACTTCACCCGGAAGCAGTAGCGCGCGCTGCCACCTTCGAGCAGATCAACTGAGAAGTGGTCGACGTCGGCCGTCTCAAAGCCGATATCGGACGCGCCGCCCAGGCCAAAGCCGATGACGACCTGCGCGCCCTTCAATTCGTGCTTCAGGCGCACCGTGCCGATCAGGTCGCCGAAGACGCGCACGGTCGGTTCCTGTGCAATGTCCTCGAAGCCCGGAACGGCCGGGTTCTCGTCCACCTTGTAGAAGGCGTGGCGCAGGCGCTGGTGGAACGCCGACAGCAGGCCGTTGCTTTCCGTGAAGGCGATCTTCAGGTCCGCGCCGCCCACCTTTTCGTCGCCGGGGTTCTCGGGGCGCACGTTCAGATGAGCCAAAATCACGGTTTGTTTTTCAAGCATGAACATTCCAGATTCCTTATGATCTGTAAGTCTTGTGGTTGATGATGTTGTTGATCGCTGCTCGGGAGAGCCCATACTGTTCGGCGACTTGGTATTGGCGGCTGCCGGCGGCAACCAATGCTCGAATGGTTTCTGCGTCGGTCATGGATAGGCGGCGCGTAGAAAGCCCCATCGCGGCGGTGCGCGACCTCCAGGCATCATCGATAGCGATCAGCCCATTTCGGTATGCGTGTCGGACGTTATGGCTCCGCGTGCACCATTCGAGGTTTTCGGCCCTGGGGTCGGCGGGGTCGCCATTGATGTGGTTGACCTCTGGAAGGCCATGCGGGTTAGGGAGCCAAGAAAGCGCTACCAGCCGGTGAACCAACATCGTCCGTTGCTTGCCTGCGCTATCCGTAAGGCGTGCCACCGGATACCCTAGGCTCAGCGGAGTTTTCAGCCACTTCCCATCGTGGGAGAACGTTTGCCCGCGCATGCCAATCCATTTCCTCGGGAATGACCAAACTCGACCGTCGGCCGTTGTGGCGTAGAGGCCGCCAAACCCTGGGATGATCTTCATTTCCGACATTCGTCAATCTCCTGTGGGCGCTACGTTGGGAAATTAGGTGGGCGACGCCTGGGGGTTCCTCGGTTGCGGCGCCGCCCTGGGAGATCAGGCGGCCGGGGTCAGCTCGTCGCGGCGGTTCTGGTAAGCCCGCTGCAGGGCGTCGTAGTGCTCGTCCGGCGCGTCACGCAGGCTGTCGCCCACCAGGTCGAGCGCGTCGATGGTGGTGGCCTCGGTGATCTGCTGGAGGATGGGCGAGGGGTCGTAGACCAGGGCTGCCGGCGCGTCGTCATCGGCAGGCGCGGGAGTGATGTAGTCGCCGTCCAGCACGTTGTCGAGTGCCTGCGATTCGCCACGGGCGTTCAGCTCATCCAGTGCGGCGGCGCTGGCCAGTTCGATACTGACCGGCAGGTACTTGAACAGGCGGCGCAACACGGTCTTGCGGCCCATCTCCGAGAAATGCCCGCCCCACGGGCTGGAGGCTTCCTTTCCGTAGCGCTTGGCTTGCTTCCACCCCTGCGAGGCGTCGCGGATATCGAGCACCTGCTGGTAGCTCATGACCTCGAATGCATGCCCGCCGCCGACCAATTTGGCGACTGCATAGAAAGCGACGATGTCGCCGCGCTCGCCCATCGCCGGGCGATGCTCCAGCTTCTCATCCAGCCCGTAGGCGTACTCGAAATGGTCATTGGCGTGCACGGCGTGGGCGGCAATGCTCACGATCTGGCCAGAGCGGCGCGCGAGATCAATCAGGCCCTTGTAGCCCAGGACAATCTGCACCTCGACAATGCCCTTCTGGCGGTTTTCGAAGGGGATCAGGTAGGCGTGCCCCAGGGGAGTGTTGGGCTCCAGGCCAAGCTGGGAGACCTGGACCACGGCGCCCATAAGCGATTCGACCGTGCAGCCCATGAGCTTCGGGGTGGTGCGCAGTGCGCCGAGTGCGATCTTGAGCATGCGATCCGGGCTTACGTGGCGCGGCAGCACCGCGGCGAGCGTGGCCTTCTGCGATTCCATGAACGCCTTGACCTGGCCGATGCCGGCCTGCGAGGCGACCATCTTGGAGGTCTTCTTGAGGTCCGCGAGGGAAGTGGTTTGGGACATGATCAATCCTTGTGGAAAGCTGCCTTTGCAGCCAGGTAAGCGTTGTGAGCTGCTTCAACGGTCTTGAAGCAACCCAGGTGCTTCGTCGTGCCGTTTGCGCGGATCTGCGCAATGAATCTCGTGCCGCGCGCATGTACCCCCAGAACGCCCAGCTTGTTTGTGGCGCGTGCGCAGCGGACATTGCGGTTGTTCAAGAAGCGATCAGCCTGACGAAGGTTGCTGATTGCGTTGTTTGATCGGTTCCCGTCGATGTGGTCGATTTCATCGGCCGGAAGCTCGCCAGCGCAGACCAGCCAGGCAAGCCGGTGCGCGGCTCTGCGGCGCCCATCGATTGATATCTGGATGTACCCCTTGCCGTTGTTGCTTCCGGCGATAGCGCCAGCCACAGCACGTCGACCCGAACGCTTCCAACGGAACACTCCGGTCGCAGGCTCGTAGTCAAGGAGTTCGAGAACGCGCGCCTTCGTGATTTGGCTCATTTGTCTGACTCCATCGCCCAAGAAGGCAAGCGGACAACCTGAATTTCTGTCGAGTAACCGGGCCAGACATCGCTGCGCAGGCAATCGGCATACCGGGCAAGATCGGATTGGTACTTTCTGCGACCGGCGTCCAGGCTGTCTTCGTCCAGCATCACCGCGCTTGACGAGAACGGATAATCGGTTTCTACAGCCACGAACACGAACGCAAGCACATTGAGACCACTGGCGCGAGCGAACCCATCCGTGTAGAACGCGGCTTGAACGTCGTACCTTTTCCTTGCCACTTGCCGGGCGAACTCGGCCGGGCTGGCATCGCTGAAAGTCTTGACGTCCAGCAGCACCACGCCGGACTCGCCGGCCGGGTGGACCCAGTCGGGCCTGCAGCGGCACAGAACGCCAGTGTCCGGGTCGATCCAGTAGGCGGAAACCTCGGGCCGGCCGGCGGCCAGGGCTTCGGCCACATCTGGAAGGCGGCGCACGCTCTCGGCCTGGCGCAGCGCCGTCTCGCGCTGCTCGGGCTTGATGGCGATCACGCCGGCCGGCAGGCTGGCTTCCCATTCCTTCCACGCCTTGGTGGCGCGCGAGACGTCCGGGCCCACCGCATAGCGCTTGTCGAACTCGGCCGGCTCCAGGATGGCGCAGTGCGCGAGTTGGCCTTCCAGCTGGCCTTTGCGCTCCGGCTCAGGCGGGCGCGCCGGGTTCAGCGTCAGGTCGTAGAAATTGGCTGGCGACACATTGATGCGATCCAGCCCGGTTTTGCTGATTCCAGGCCCGCCGTGGTACTCCTCGATGGGCATGCCCACGATCACGCGCGGGGCGTCGATCATGGTCACGGGTTCGGTGATGGCGTTCATGCTTCAGACTCCGGGATGCCGGACCGAATGCGCAGCTCGCGGATCGTGGCGGCGGTGAATTGGCTGTCCGGGTCGTGGCCGAACCATTCGCACGCGGCGACGACGCCGAACGCGCGGATGGCGTTGTCGAATGCGTCGGCCGGCACGCGCTCGTCAACAGGCGGAATCTCGCCCGGGCCGCCGTGGGGGATGCGGGACATGCTCACTCCTTCGCCGCATACGCGGTCTTCCCGCCATCGCTGGCGGTGTGGATGGGTTCGCCGTGGGCGTCGAGGGTCGGGCCGATGACGCCGGTCATCAGCAGCAGGGAAAAGACGATGGCGGCGCCGCACAGGCCGTAGCAGGCGACGTTGATATCCCACTGCTTGCGGTAGGCGAGCAGGTACAGGGCCAGGGCGCGGCGGGAGAGGGTGCGGAGGGTGAAAAGGGCGGTGGTCATTGGTAAACCCCCATCGCGCACTGCGCATTGACCCGCTCTTGCGCCGTCGCTTGAATGAATCTGCCCAGCAGCTCAGCGAGGCCGGCGCGAATGCTCGGGCAGTCGCCGGTATCCAGCAGGGCCAGCAGCACGTTCTCTCGCAGGTTGCTGACGTGATCCATCAGCACTTCGGCCCACCATTCGGCTGTCTCGCCGTAGGCATAGGCAGCTTCATTGGCCAGGACGGCCTGCACGGCGGTCACGGCTTCGGCGCGGTCAACTTCGGGGACGTCGCCGGGGTAGGCCTCGCCGGGGCCTTCATAGGGCGAGGCAGTGCGGGATGGGTCATCGTGGCGATAGGAGGGGGTCAGCATGGTCAGGCCTCCACCGACTGCCCGGCCAGCTCGCGATAGCGGCCGAACTCATCGCCGAATGCCGATGCAATGCGCGCGCGGTTCGTGAAATCCGCCAACTGCCACAGGCGGGCCAGCTGCTTGACGAAGTTGCCGCCGTACTGCGACATGGCCTGGACGGCTTGCTCGTCGGTGATGGTGGTGGTCATGGTTATCTCCTTGCCCCGGCACCCGGGGCGGGGTGGGTCAGGCTTCGATGAACTCGCCTTCGGCGCTCAGCGAATACCAGGTGTCGGGCTTGATTCCGTTCTCACCGACGATGGCGGCGGCCGCCTTCCGGATCACATAGTCATCGTCTCGATACACGAGAAAAAGAGCATTCCCGAGGGCGCCCATTGCTTTGCCGGCGTAGCCGCAGGCCATGGCAGCACCCTGGTAGCCCGTGGCAGAGGCAGCACCCTGGTCGCCCGTGGCAGAGGCAGCACCCTGGTAGCCCGTGGCAGAGGCAGCACCCTGGTAGCCCGTGGCAGAGGCAGCACCCTGGTAGCCCGTGGCAGAGGCAGCACCCTGGTCGCCCGTGGCAGAGGCAGCACCCTGGTAGCCCGTGGCAGAGGCAGCACCCTGGTAGCCCGTGGCAGTCTCGCCTTCGGGCCTTGCCCGCGAAAACGTGTATTCGATGGCCGCCTTGATCAGGCCAGCGAGGCCGATTTCAGCCTTGATGGTGATGCGAGAACTGGCCAGCTTCGTGTCGCTACCTTCGCGGCTGATCTTTCCGCCTTGTTCAACCAGGGCAAAGCGCGAACCGGCCGGCGGGTAGTAATCGAAGACGTTCAGCGGATACTCGCAAGCGTGGAAGCCGCGGTCGCAAGCTTTGATCGGGCCTTTCATTTCATAGGTCTTGCCCACTTCGTACTGGAACGGCTTGTCGCCGCCCGTGCAGGTCAGATCGGCGTTGAACGCCTTGTAGCTGGTGACGACTTCTTCTTGCGGCTGGTCCGGCATTGTTGTTCTCCCGTTCTCCCCGGGGTGGGGAGGTTGGCCTCTGCTCGGTGATGCATGAGTGGTGAGGCGTTGGGAGAATATTAGCTAAAGGCTAATGATCAAGGCAACGGAAATATGAGCAAAAAGCTAATTTTTTTGTAACAGGCAACAAAAAGCCGCCCGGAGGCGGCTTGGGGGTGGCTAGGCCCGATACCTACTAGTGGTTAAGAGCGCTCATGACTCCGCGCACTATTCCCGGTAGCGCCGGAAGGACTTGCGCAACGATGATGGTACCTACGACCCACATAATGATGCTGGTCTTGGCGTTGGCAATTTCGGATTTCAAATCGCCTCGAACATCCGCCAGCTCGGCCTTGGTCACATAATTCGAACGCATTACCGCCAAGTCCTGGCGGACTTGGGTCATGGTGTCTTCAAGGGCCTTTACGCGCGCTTCCATAGTTTCAATAGTACCCCCTCCATTACCGCCGTCAAACCCCGGAGGGAAGTCTCGCGCAGGAGTCACAGGAAATGGAAGCACCTTATTCGCCGGTTGCATTCGTCGCCTCTTGGGACCAACGTAGGACGGTCGCCAGGTTGAATAGCCGCAAATTTCCGCAGTGGTCGCATTCCAGGGACAATGTGGGAAAGCCGCCACCGACAGTCTGCCGGACATGACCGTTCTCATCGATCATAAGATAGGCGAGTCCCTCAATGGGAATAGCGTTCCCGCCACCAGCGTTGGTGCCTCGTGAAATCCAGCCAGCGTCTTTTTTGCAGACTTCGCATACCGTTTGGACTTCCTTAGCTTTCAGGAACGCGGAAAAAACTTCGAACGGGACCACAGGGGAAGTATCTTTAGGATTCATGCCACTCTCTGTTTATTCGCATTGTTTCGCCATCGTATGGACAAGTAATCACGTCCTTGTCCACTGTCCCGCCTCGTCATCCCGCGGCGTGGCGCCAGGTCTGATTGCACGCGGGGCACTGGGCAGCCAGCCACTACCGCATCAACGCCGGCATTCCATTGCGAGCCGACGACGCCGCGGACATCAGGTCGGACACTGACACGATTGTCACGATGATGGTGGCCACGGCAAGGACCTTGGCAACCTTGTTGACGTCTGGCCTGGTCAGACTGGCGACCATCCGAGTGATGATGTAAGCAGCGATCATGACGCCTATGGCTGGGATCATGTTGGGTCTCCTGTGTTGTGATTCGTAGTAGTTGTCGACTTACATCTGGCTCGCTGCTTTTGATGCTTTGTCCGCCTTGCCTTTCGAGTAGGTGGCTTGAGTGCGATTGTGGTAGATCATCATGGCGGACTCATCTACCTGACCAGCGCGTTCGGTTAGTTCAATCGTCACGGCCTTCCCTCTCCAGCTTGCGGCCTCCGAGCGAAACTTGCCGCCACCAACGCTCTGGACTGTCTGTTGGGAACTGTTGGTAGGTGGGCCATAGCGCTCCACCAATATCTTCCGCAGCGATTCGTAGTTTTGCTGTTTCGTAGTGAGGAGGAAGCTTCGGACTGCGTTGTCGTACATGCCCATCGTCAGCGTGTAGCCAAAGTCGAAACTTAGGGCGTTCCAAATCTGATAGACATCGTTCGAAGCGCTATAGATGCATGGCGTGTCCAAGCGAGGGTTATAGATATCGCAGCGGGAAAAGTTTGCTGTGTAGGGTGCGCCAAGCTGCACGCCGATGAAACTTGTTGGCTCTTTGCCCCAGCCTTTCGCAATGGCAGGGGAGGATAGCGCTGTGGAAAGACAGCACATCAGTGTGGCAATCGCTAGATTCGAAACCTTCATAGCTTCCCTCCGGCCTTCGGATTTTGCAGTTTGTAGTCTCTATAGCATTTCGTCACAGTGAGTCCAAAAAAATTCCGTTGGACCAGACGAGCGTGAGTCGGGGCGGATCAGGCGGCCTTATGGGCTTCGTCACTTTTGACAGAAGGAGACGCCCCAAATGCCTTAACTTGACTGATTACCCAGTCCTCAATGGCTTCCTTCTGCCTTGGGGTCAGCCGGTCAAAGTCGGCTTGAGGTAGGCGGGGGAATGGCCAGTTTCCTGAGTCTGTGCCGGCGTCCGCATGGTTGATGTCGAGCCATCCTTCTGGCTTCCCCATCTTTTTCTCAATGAACCGGCATGTGCCGGCCCTCATCCCTCTTGGCGTGCCAGTCGCTGAGTTTTTTGAAGCATTCAGCCATTGGCTTACCTGGGACTGGTCACGTTCCAGCCGCTCGGCGAGGCGGCCAACGCCGCCAGCTTCTTTAGCAAGCGATGCCAGGTTAGCCCGGCGGATGTCATCAATCAGCATTCCATCATTTGATAGCCATTGGCTAACGATTGGAATTTGCAAAAGGCTCATATTTTTCTTGCGGTTGAATTAGCAAAAGGCTAATATCGGCTCATGAAATTAGCCGAATACCTATCCCAAGAGCGTGGTCGCCAAGCGGCATTGGCCAAGGCAATCGGTGCTCACGCGCCAGATGTGAGCCGTTGGGCTCGCGGCGAACGGCCTATCCCTGTTGAGTTCGGCGGCCCCATCGAGGTGGCTACCGGAGGGCAGTGCACGCGCCGAGAGCATTGGCCCGAGGACTACGCCCGCATCTGGCCCGAGCTGGCTGAGCGGCAGGAGGTTACTCATGCTTGACGTCCTGCGTCGGGCTTTCGCGCCCAGGCCTATCCGAGTCGAGGCTCGGTCCATCCATGCCGGAGACGATCTCATTCTGTCCGTCCGGGAGTGGCCTGCATCGCAAGACATGGTCGGCTTCCTGAACGCAACGCAGCAGCAGTTCCCCGGCGTTCGTATTCACCTGCTGGTCGGTTTTGACTCGGTCCAGGTATGCGGGGAGCAGGGCAGCGCCCAGGGCGAACATGCCACCGATGAACGCCAGCCAAAGCTGCCCATTCAGCAGTACCGCGATGAGGCGCTTTCGCGCGGGGCGAAGCCTGGTCCACAGGGAAATGTTGTTTTGCTCACCTGGGCATCCGCTGGTCGGGTCGTAGTCGTATCTGTCCCGCCACAGGTAAAGGGCGATGCGGTCGAAAAGTTTCAAGCGAGTTCCCCCGGCGTAGATCAGGAAGGTGTAGGAGCCTCCGATTCTACGTTCGGCGGGGACGCTCTGTGGCCGGCCAACAACGGCGACGTTTTCCACTTCGCGGCTCGGCAGTGGCTTGCATTGAAGCGGCCCGATTTGCTGGCTTCGGATCGAGACAAGCAGCGCGTTCGTTGCTTGGCCAAAAAGCTCCGCAAGGCTGCCAAAGCCTACCTTGACCGAAGACCCCATGCTGGATTGGCAACCTCCGCGCCGCAGCAGGAGGCCGCGTGATGCCGCTGTCAGCCCTTGTTCACGTTCGACGTGACCCGATGGGACTCGGCGGACGCGAAAGCCATACGTGCTTTGGAGTCGACTTTGTGTCCATGCGCGCGGCACCAGGCGGGGAATGTGTCTGGGTCGATGTATGCCTTGATGACGACGTACCCGTGCTTGAGCATTTCCTTCCGACCCTCTTCGGCACGCTTCTCCCAGTCGTCGAAGGTATCGGGGAATGTATGGGCGTCGTCCGAAATGGCGCGAACCCTGTCGTAGTCCTCTCGCCGATACCAGGCAATGCCAACGCCACCGATTTGATTCATGGCCAATCCCTTTTTGGAAACGATTGATATGTGGAAATTCCATCGTATCCGATTGGGGGTGGCCGCCCATTTCCGTCTGCATGGCTCAATGCACCGTCGCGCCGGCGGCTTCCGCGCTTTCCCAGGCCATACGGTCGCGCTCGGCGCGCAGCTCTTCAAAGATAGCCATCACCGCGGCTTCGGACGGGTCCACGAAGGTGCGCCGGGCGATGTCCTGGGCGTTCTGCAAGAGCTTTTCGGTGTCGGTCATTTCCTACTCCATCGAATCAGTACCGCCAGTGTGCCCAGCGGCTTATTCCAGGGCATTCCTTTCCTTTTGAGCAGCCATGATTCCCATTGAACCGGCCGGAATGACCGGTCCCCACATCATCGAAACGGCCTTGCGCTTGGCAATGGCCAACCAGGCCCAGCGCCAAAAGCTGCTGGATGAAACGGGCTGGGATGCCAGCATGCCGTCCAAGATTTGTTCAGGCGCCACTGGCATCACGCTGGAAAAGCTCGACTCAATGTGCCGTGCACTCGGGCTGACCATAGTTCCGGTTAGCTACATGGACTATCTGGCCCAGGGCAATGAAATCGGCTCGCGATGCTGCAAGGCGCGCTTGAGCCTGGGCAACTGCGGGGCGAGGTAGGCATGCGCTACCCGCTCAACGCCCGCACGCGCCAGCGCGCGCACCGCGACATCGACGCCGCGCCCGATGGCTTCTTCTTCGCGCCACCCGTCGAGCCCACCCGCACGCTGGGCCAGTCGGCCAAGCTGCACGCCATGCTGGCCGACGTCTCTCGGCAGGTGAAATGGCCGGTGAACGGCCAGCTCGAGCGCCTGAGCATCGACGACTGGAAGGCTGTGATCGTGGCCAGCCTCATGCAGGAAAAGCGCATGGCGGCCGGCGTGCGTGGCGGCTTCGTCATCCTGGGCAAGCGCACCAGCTCCATGACCATCCGCGAGATGTCGGAGTGCATCGAGTTCCTGTACAGCTTCGGCGACGAACAGGGCGTGGTCTGGTCGGAGCCCATCGAGGTTCCGGGGTGGGTGCGCTGATGTGGAACGACACCACCGCGCGCGCAGCAGATCGGCGCCTGGCTCGATTCCCCGATGGATCTGGACGAGTTCTACGGCCGGCCCACGTTCGCACGCTGTGCGGTCGTCCTGGCCGTCTGGCTGCTCCTGTACCCCGTATGTCATGTCTCGGCGCGCGCGCTGCGCGGGGGGAGCCTGTGATGCTCAAGCGCTCCGCACCCATGACCCGCAAGACCCCACTGCGCGCCACCTGGCACTGGGGCTACACGCGCGGGGAACCCGTGCGCGCCCAGAAGATGGCCGCGAACGACGAAAAGATGAAGGAGGCCGCGTAATGGCCGCTGACTGGATCAAGATGCGCGTCGACCTGCCGACGCATCCGAAAGTTGTCCGCATTGCGTCCGCTTGCGAAGCGGACAGACTGCGTGTGATTGGTGGACTTTTGTCCGTTTGGGGTCTGTTCGATGCCCACTCGATCGACGGGAAACTGGAAGGCTACACGCCAAAGGTGATGGACGAGACCATCGGCTTCCCGGGTTTTTCAGACGCCATGATCGCCGTCGGCTGGCTGGAATTTGATGGCTTTTCCCTCTGGATGCCCCAGTTTGACGAGCATAACGGCCAGTCCGCCAAGAAGCGCGCACAGGATGCAGACAGGAAGCGAAACGACCGAAATTTGTCCGCTTCGGAAGCGGACAAAAAGCGGACTAGAGAAGAGAAGAATAGAAAAGAAAAAGATAACCCCCAAAGCCCCCTTCCGGGGGTGGAGGGCTGGGCGTTGCCGGACTGGGTTCCTGCCGAACCCTGGCAGCAGTTCGAGGAAATGCGGCGGAAGAAGAAAAAGCCCATGACCGACGCCGCCCGCAAGCTGGCCGTCGCCAAGCTGGACACGCTGCGCTCTGCCGGCCACGACGCAGCCGCGGTCATCGGTCAGTCCGTCCTGCACGCCTGGGACTCGTTCTACGAGCTCAAGGGCGGGGCCGCGCTGGCGGGGTCCGGGAACGACCAGCCGTGGACGGGGGCAGTGTGATCGGCCACCAGACCCTCATCGCGGCCCGCATGGCGGGCTACCGGCCGACCGACGTCTGGCTGACAGCCGTGGAGGCCGAGCCGGCCTATGGCCGTTTCACCCATCCCGAGGCGCAGCTGGGCCAGATGTCGAATGGCCGCTGGGTGGGTTTCCCGGATATCCACATCCTGGCCAGCGAGTCCGCGGCGGCATTGGACTTGCGGGCGGTGGTGGGTCTGGTCGTCCACGTCTTGGCGGATAGCCGCGACCGCGCCGAGCAACTGCTCAGCCGAGTCGCCGAGTTTTCGCCGGTCAAAATCATCGCTTCTGGCGGTTGGGGCATGCTCCTGTGGGAGCCTGGCCGAGGCATTCAGGAGTTCCTGCCGTGAGCCAAATCATCCATTCCGGCGATATCGACTTCCAGGCCTACATGGCTGAGTCCGAGCCGCAGGCCAAGGTGCTGGCCGCCGAGGCCTGGCGTGACGACCTGGTACGCACTGTCGAGCACGGCGAGCAGATCACGGGTGCGAAGCTGCCCTGGGCCAAGACGCACGACCTGCTGCGCTTCCGCCCGGGCGAGGTGACGCTGTGGCAGGGCATCAACGGGCATGGCAAGAGCGAGTTGCTGGGCCAGGCCTGCATCGGCTTTGCGAACCAGGGCGAGCGCGTGTGCATCGCCAGCTTCGAGATGAAGCCCCAGGCCACCTTGAAACGCATGCTGCGCCAGACCGCCATGAACAGCCGGCCCAGCGTGCAGGCGGTTGATCGGCTCATCGACTGGTCACGGGATCGACTTTGGCTCTACGACCAACAGGGCACTGTGACGCCGGCCATGCTGTATGCCGTGATCCGGTACTGCGCTGACCGTCTGAAGGTCCGCCACATGGTGATCGACAGCCTGATGAAGTGCGTGCGCGGCGAGGACGACTACAACGGCCAGAAGGACTTTGTGGACATGCTCTGCACCCTGGCGCGCGACCTGCGGCTGCACATCCACCTGGTCCACCACGCCAAAAAGGGTGAGAACGAGGACCAGGTGCCGGGCAAGTTCGCCGCCAAGGGCTCGGGTGCCATCGTCGACCAGGTCGACCAGCTGCTGACCGTCTGGCGGAACAAGAAAAAGGAGCGGATCGCCGAGGCCGAGCTGCGCAAGGACGGCGAAGTGTCCGCCGAGACGCACGAAACCCCGGACGCGCTGCTCATCTGCGACAAGAATCGGCACGGCGAGTGGGAAGGGCGGATCCAGCTCTGGCGCCACGCCGACAGCCTTCAGTTCGTCGGCGACAAGCGCCGGCAGCCATTGGACATGATTGGGAGCCTCGCATGACCCACCCACACCTGGCCGCCAAGCAGGCGGACATCGCACTGGACCCGCTGGCGGGCACACTGGCGGGTAGCTACGCGCGCGCGCAAGGGCCGGCCGGCGTGCTGCTGACCCTGCCGTACCCGATCAGCGCGAACCGCTACTGGGCCAGCCGCACGGTCACGCCGCGGGGCAGGCCGGCCTTCACCAGCACCTACGTCACGCCCGAGGCGAAGGCCTACAAGGCGCAGGTGCAGAAGCTGGCGCTGGTGGCTGGTGTGCGCAAGCCGATCGCCGGCCGGGTGCGGGTGGAGTTCACCCTGTACCCGAACCGCCCGCAGGACTGGCAGAAGCGCATGCGCAAGGACGGCGCAGCCTGGGATGACACCGTCCAGTGCCTGGACCTGGACAACGCCCAGAAGGTGGTGCTGGACAGCCTGAAGGACGTCGTTTTCCAGGATGACGCCTGGGTGCGCGAGATCAGCGCCCGCCGGGCCGAGCCGGACGAGTTCGGCGCGCGGCTGGTGGCGGTCGTCACGCCGCTGGCCGTCGAGCAGCCGCAGACCGACCTCTTTGGCGCCGCGGCGCAGGAGAGCGCGGCATGACATGGGCCCGCCGATCCGACCGGGGTGACCCGGTCAAGGTGCTGGAGCGCCGCCAGGAGCCGCCGCCGGTGCGCAGCTGCGCCGGCTGCCAGCACATCCAGCTGGTCAAGAGCGATTTTGACGGTCGCCGGGTGCTGGCATGCACCCAGGGGCTCCCGGTCGGGCAGCGCTGCCGCCTGTTCGAGGAGCGCGGCCGATGAAGACGCCGAAGCTGCTGCTGGACCGCCTGCCGGCCGACTTCCATGCACGCCTCGAGAATTGGGGCGAAGTCATGCGTAGCCGGCCGCATTACGCTGTCTCGCCCACCTACGAGGTGTGCCGCAGGCTTGCGAAGCGGGCAGGGCAGGGCGCATGGGGAGGGGAAGAAGACGTGCGCGAGCTCGACGAAGGCGACGCAGGCCTTATCGAGGCTGCCTGGCGCAATTCGGTCTACCGCATGCTGCATCAGCATCGCGACATCCTGCGAGCCCACTACGTGACGCGCTCCTACTGGCTGGCCACTTGCCGTGCGCTTGGCCTGCGGACGCGGGAATACGACGACGTGCTGGTGCGGGCGGTAGGCAATTTCGAGGATTTTGTTGCACGCTACGCCGTTGTTGTGCATAATCCGGCCCAAGACAGACCGACTACCGTCTAACGACGTGACCCGATGCCCGCAGGCGGACGTCGCGCGTCCGGAAGAAACAAGCCCCGAGCCAATGGCCGGGGCTTTTTCTTTGCGGGCTTCCAGTCAACGCAGACTCACCTCCCCAGGACACCGCCCAGCCAGACGGGCGCCCGCGCGGGGGATCAAAGCGCGCGGGACTTTCTCCCCGGCCTCGTCGCCGGGTCTGGCAGACGAGAACCGCACACGCCCAGCTCGCCCAGTGGGCGGGTAAGTCGGATGGGCGCATCCTGAATCACTTTCAACGCGGAATCGATGCCTGCGGCGTCGCTCCCAGAGGGACCGCGCACCATGGCACGACCATCCAAGTACCAACCCGGGTTCGCCGAGCAGGCCGCAAAGCTTTGCAAGCTCGGAGCGTCTGACGAGCAGATCGCGTGGTTCTTTGACGTAACTCTGGCTGACATTGCCCTATGGGCTTGGCAGCACGAGGAGTTCTTCCAGGCCATCACGCCTAACGACGAGCGGCGCCGGCAGTGGGCTGAGGCAGATAGACTGAGCCGGTCCTTGGTCTCGGCGTATCGCCGAGCGCGTCGAGTGCGCAACCCAACGGAACGAATTGCCAATTCCGTGCGCGCCCGTATGTGGGCTGCGCTGAAGGGCAAGACGTCTGGCGCTTGCTTGAGTCGCCTCGGCTATTCCCTGGAAGATCTGCGTGCGCACCTTGAACGGCGGTTCCAGCAGGGGATGACCTGGGAAAACTATGGAAAGTGGCACATCGATCATATAAGGCCGTGCGCTTCGTTTGATCTGACCGATGCGCAGCAGTTCGCCGAATGCTGGTCCCTTGAGAACCTGCAGCCGCTATGGGCGGCAGAGAATGTCAGGAAAGGGGCTCGATATGTCGCGTGAGACGAAAGCGGACCAGCCGCGCAAGCGCGGGAGGCCGTCTGCCTATCAGGAAGAATACGCAGTGTGGGCGGAAAAGCTCGCCAAACTTGGCGCAACCGATGCTGACCTCGCCGATGCGTTCGGCGTGACAGAGGTGACCGTCAACACCTGGAAGAAGCGGCGCCCGGAGTTTTCTTTAGCCCTAAAAAGGGGCAAAGCCCTGGCCGACGCCGAGGTGGCCGACAGGCTCTACCAGCGCGCCCTGGGCTACACGCATGCCGAGGACGACATCCGGGTTTGCGACGGCGTGATCGTTACGACCCCGACGACCAAGCACTACCCGCCGGATACTGTGGCCTGCATCTTCTGGCTGAAGAACCGGCGCCCGGATCTCTGGCGCGACAAGCCGGACCCGACCAACGACGACAACGCGCCGCCTCCGGTGAAGGTCGTGATCGAGGTGGTGAACGCGAGCGTCCCTGATGCCGACGCTTAACCAGCCCCAGGCCCGGTTCCTGGCTCTGCCGCACAAGTTCCGCGCGTTCGTCGCAGGTTTCGGCAGTGGCAAGACCTGGGTGGGCGGGGCCGGCCTGTGTAGGCACGCCTGGGAGTTCCCGCGCGTCAACTCGGGGTACTTCGCGCCGACCTACGGCCAGATCCGGGACATCTTCTACCCGACGATCGAGGAGGTGGCCCACGACTGGGGCCTGGCTGCCAAGATCAACGAGTCGAACAAGGAGGTGCACCTGTTCGCCGGCCGCAAGTACCGCGGCACGGTGATCTGCCGGTCGATGGAAAAGCCGGGCGACATCGTGGGTTTCAAGATCGGCAAGGGGCTGATCGACGAGCTGGACGTGATGAAGGCGGACAAGGCCGCGCTGGCCTGGCGCAAGATCATCGCGCGCCTGCGCCACACCGCGCCCGGCCTGACCAACGGCGTGGACGTGACCACGACGCCCGAGGGCTTCAAGTTCGTCTATCAGCAGTTCGTCAAGCAGGTCCGCGAGCGCCCCGAGCTAGCAGCGCTCTACGGCCTGGTGCAGGCCAGCACCTACGAGAACGGCAAGAACCTGCCCGAGGACTACATCCCGTCGCTGCGCGCGAGCTACCCGCCGCAGCTGATCGCGGCGTACCTGCGCGGGCAGTTCACCAATCTGACCAGCGGCAGCGTGTACGCGAACTTCGACCGGCGTCTGCACCACACGGACGCCGCCGAAGAGCCGCACGAAGAGCTGCACATCGGCATGGACTTCAACGTGCTGAACATGACGGCCACGGTCAACGTGATCCGGGCCGGCCTGCCGCTGACGGTGGGCGAGCTGACGAAGGTCAGGGACACGCCGGAAATGGCCCGGATGCTGAAGGAACGGTTCAAGGACAAGGGGCACGGCATCACGATCTACCCCGACGCGAGCGGCGGCAACACCAGCAGCAAGAACGCGAGCGAGTCGGACCTAAGCATCCTGCGCAAGGCCGGCTTCACCGTGCGCGTGAACAGCCGAAACCCGGCCGTGAAGGACCGCATCAATGCCGTTAACGGCATGCTTTTGAACGATGAGGGCGCCCGTCGGTGGCTGATCAACACCGACCGCTGCCCGACGCTGACCGAGGCGCTGGAGCAGCAGGCCTACGACAAGAACGGGGAGCCCGACAAGTCGACCGGGCACGACCACCCCAACGACGCCCAGGGCTACTTCCTGGTGCACCGCTACCCGATCACGCCCACCGGCATGAGCCGCATCAAACTCACAGGAACCTGAGACCATGCCCGTAGACGCAAAGCATCCTCTCTGGACGGCCAACCAGCCGCGATGGGAGCGCTGCCGCACCGCGCTGCAGGGCCAGGACGCCGTGCATGCGGCCGGCGAGAAGTACCTGCCCAAGCTGGCAGGCCAGGACGAGGCGGAATACGACGCCTACAAGGGGCGCGCGCTGTTCTACGGCGCCACGGCCCGCACCGAGGAAGCGCTGATCGGGATGGTGTTCCGCAAGGAGCCGACCGTCACGCTGCCCGCGGCGCTGCAGCCCATGATCGACGACGCCGACCTGTCCGGCACGCCGGTGGACACCTTCATCGAGAATGTGACCAAGGAAGTGATCGACGTCACCCGCGTGGGCGTCCTGGTGGATTACCCGGTGGCCAACGGCGAGTTCATGACCGTGGGCCAGGCCCAGGCCGCCGGCATGCGCCCCTACCTGGCCACCTACAAGGCCGAGGCGATCATCAACTGGCGCACGGCCCGGGTGCGCGGCGTGAGCCAGCTGGTGCTGGTGGTGCTGGCCGAGTGCTACACCGAGCCGAAGGACGAGTTCACCGCCGAGGAAAAGACCCAGTACCGCGTGCTGGACCTGGTGGATGGCTTCTACCGCGTGCGCATCTACCGCACCGACCTGAACACCCCGGCGTTCGAGTACACGCCGATGATGAACGGCAAGCGGCTGCCCTATATCCCCTTCGTGCTGATCGGACGCAACGGCGAGGCGGTCGACCCGCAGAAGCCCGTGCTGCTGGACCTGGTGGACGTGAACATGTCGCACTACCGCGGCACGGCGGACTACGAGCATGCGCTGCATTTCACGGCGCTGCCCACGGCCGTGGTGACCGGGCACGAGCTGAAGGAAGGGGAAAGCCTGAAGATTGGGTCTTCCGAAGCCTGGGTTTTCCTCGAAGACACGGCCGACGCCAAGTATCTGGAATTCTCGGGCCAGGGCCTGGACAGCATCAAGGTCAGCCTGGAGCGCAAAGAGGGCATGATGGCCACCCTTGGCGCGCGCATCCTGGCGCCAGAGAAGCGCGACGCCGAAGCAGCCGAGACGGCCAAGATCCACCGGGCTGGCGAGAACAGCGTGCTGGGCGGTATCGCCCTGGGCGTGGGCCGGTCGCTGGCGAAGGCTTTCCGGTGGGCCGCCGAGTGGGCGGGCGCCGGCAGTGGCACGGTCGAGGTGAAGCTGAACACCGAGTTCTTCCCGGCCGGCCTGACCGCCCAGGACCTGACCGCCCTGGTGGGCGCTTTGCAGGCCGCGGCGATCAGCCCGGAGACGTTCTACGACAACATGCGCCGCGGCGGCATCATCGACGACGGCGTGACGTTCGAGGAAGAGCAGGCCCGCATCGAGGCCGCCGGCCCGGCGCTGGGCACGCTGGGAGGCCCGAATGGCCAGCCTGCAAACGGAGCTGTATGACGCGACCGTCCGGCACTCCATCGACCTGGTGCGGTACAGCAACGGGGTGGTGCGCCGGATCGTTGCGCTGCTGAACCGGGTTGACGCCGAACTGGCCGATCAGGTGGCCCGCGCCATGGAGAGGCTGCCGGCCAGCGCCTTCACGGTGGCGCGGCTGGAGGAGTTGCTGAAGGACATCCACACCCTGAACGCGGAGGCGTACCAGCAGGTGCGCGGCGAGCTGGAGAAGGACCTGCGGGACCTGGCAGGCTACGAGATCGGCTATCAGGGCCAGCTGTTCGACGCGCTGGGTATCGAGTTCACCACGCGCGGCGTCACGGCCGGGCAGGTGTACGCCGGCGCCATGGCCCAGCCGTTCCAGGGCCGCCTGCTTCGGGAATGGATGACCGGCTTGGAAACAGGGCGAGCCAGCCGCATCCGCGACGCGGTGCGCATGGGCTATGTAGAGGGACAGACCATCCAGCAGGTGGTGCAGCGCGTGCGCGGCACCCGGGCGAAAGGCTACGCTGACGGGCTGCTGGAGATCGACCGGCGCAACGCGGAGGCCGTGGTGCGCACCGCCATCAGCCACACGGCCGGGTTCGCGCGGGACCGCTGGTACGACGCTAACGACGACATCATCGGCGCGCTGGCCTGGGTCAGCACGCTGGATTCGCGCACCAGCCAGATGTGCCGGCTGCGCGACGGTCTGCGGTACGAGCCGGACTCACACAAGCCGATAGGCCACAAGGTGCCATGGGGCGCCGGGCCTGGCCGGTTGCATTGGCAGTGCCGCAGCACGTCGGTGCCGATCCTCAAGGGCATGGAAGACGACCCGCTCATCGGCACTCGGGCAGCAAAAGATTACCGAGACAGCGCGCGCGGGAAGGGCGAGCAGGTGCGGGCGACAACGACCTATGCGGACTGGCTCCGCAGGCAGCCCGCCGCGATTCAGGACGATATCCTGGGCCCGACCCGCGGCGCGCTGTTCCGCAAGGGCGGCGTCGAACTGGAGAGCTTCTACAACGACCGAGGCGTGTATCTGACGCTGGCCGAGCTGCGCCGCAAGGACGCTGCCGCCTTCGCGCAGGCCGGCGTAGAATAGCGCGCATGCCCCTGCACCTCGTCCCTGACGCCCCGAAGCCGGCGGAAACGGAAAAGGACCGGATCCGGAAGCGGATCAAGGCCCTGCCGAAGCCGAAAGACATGATCCAGTGCCCCCGCTGCGGTGGGCGCGAGGTCATCGAGACGCGCATCGGCGTGTTCGAGACCGCCAGAACATGGAGCGGCGGCACGAAGGCGCTGCTGTGCGCGCTGTGCTTCATGCGAGGCGAGCGCGTCGTCTTGAAGTGACCTGACCATTACCCATAGGGCCCGCCACCGCGCGGGCCTGCTTCTTTCTAAGCCCTGCTGGCCGAGCCAGTGGGGCTTTTGCTTTTGGGGCTGAGCCCTGCAACCGTCCAGAGGACAACACCATGCCGCTTGACCGTAATGACCCCGAAGTGAAGGCCCTGTTGGAAGAGGCGGCCGCCGAGGCCACCGAGGCGCTGAGCGCCAAGAACAAGGAACTGCTCGCCGAGCTGCGCCAGGCGAAGGCGAAAGCCAAGGGTTCCGAGATCGACCCCGAAGAGCATGCCCGGCTCCAGACGCAAGTCGAGGAGCTGACCGGCAAGCTCGACAAGGTGACGAAGGACAGCACCCGCCAGATCGAGAAGCTGACCAAGGACCTGACCGACAAGGAAGGCGCCTTGACCCAGCACCTGATAGACGGCGGCCTGACGTCCGCGCTGGCCAAGGCCGGCGTAGCGCCGCACTTCATGGACGCCGCCAAAGCGATGTTGCGCGGCCAGGCGTCGATCAAGGACGGTGCCGCGGTCATCGGCGACAAGCCGCTGGCCGACCACGTCACCGAATGGGCCAGCTCCGATCAGGGCAAGCACTTCGTCACCGCGCCCGCGAACAGCGGCGGCGGCGGGCAGGGCGGCAGTGGTGATGGCAAGACCACGGGCAATCTGGGCGGCACCCGCGATGAGCGCGTGGCAGCCCTCAAGGCCCAATTTCCTGAACTCGCGGGCTGATCCCGCACCACGCACAAGGAACGACCATGTCTCTCTCGCAGATGCAGGTTTTCAACAAGTACTTCATGCCCGCGATCATCGAGACGCTGGGCCAGCAGATCCAGAAGTTCAACGCGGCCTCTGGCGGCGCCATCATGCTGTCCACGGGCGGCTGGGAAGGCGATTTCCTGCAGGAATCGTTCTACCAAGCCATCCATGGCGCGCGCCGCCGTGTCGATCGCTTCGCCGCCAACGGCAACGCCGCCGCCACCGACCTGACCCAGCTGAAGCACAGTTCGGTGAAGGTCGCCGGCGGCTTCGGCCCGATCCGGTTCGAGCCGGGCCAGATGACCTGGCTGAACAAGCCGACGGCCGAGGGCATCGAGGTTGCGTCCCGCAACTTCGCCGAGGCGCTGCTGCAGGACCAGCTCAACACCGCCGTCGCCGCCCTGGTGGCCGCCATCAGCAACCAGGCCGCCGCCACCAGTGACGTCTCGGCCACGGCCGGCCTGACCTACTCGGCGCTGAACGATGCGCACGCCAAGTTTGGCGACAGCTCCAGCCTGATCGTGGCGAACGTGATGACCGGCCAGGTCTACCACAAGCTGATCGGCCAGAACCTCGCCAACGCCCAGCAACTGTTCCAGTACGGCGCCGTCACCGTGGTCGACATTCTGGGCAAGACCGTGGTTGTGACCGATGCCCCGGCTCTGTACGCCACGGGCACGCCCAACCTGCAGAAGGTGCTGGGCCTGGTCTCCGGCGCCGCGACGGTGACCGATGCGGGTGACGTGATCACCAACATCGACACCACCAACGGCAAGGAGCGCATCGAGACCACGATGCAGGTGGACTACACCTTTGGGCTGGGCCTCAAGGGCTACACCTGGGACGAGGTCAACGGCGGCAAGTCGCCGAGCGACGCCGAACTGGCCACCGGAACCAACTGGGACAAGGTGGCCACCGACATCAAGCACACCGCCGGCGTGATCGCCATCGGTGACGCTTCCAAGTAAGGAGCCATCATGACCCAGAAGACCAAGCTGCCCATCTGGTATCTGCCGGGCCCGTTCTACCGCTACGAGCAGGACGTCAAGGCCGAGGCCGCCAAGGCCGGTGTGCGCATCGTCGACGCCAACGTCACTGCGAGCCGCGCCGGCGCCGCCAAGGACGTTCCGAAGGTCACCCTGAAGCCGGAGTACCGGCCGAAGGGCAAGGCCGAGGCCGCCAAGGAAAAGGAGCCCGACCCGCAGCCCAAGGACCCGGCCAAGACCTGACCGCCGTTTGACGGTCGCCCCTGCTCGCGCGGGGGCTTCCGTCAGCCTGTGGAGATACCCATGACGTTGACCGTCGAAGATGGAACTGGCCTGCCGAACGCAGACAGCTACGTGAGCGTGGCAGCCTGCCAGGCCTACGCTGTAGCCCATGGCTTGGCGTTCGCCGGCGAGGCGGCGGCACTGGAGGCCGCTCTGCGCAACGCCACGCTGTACCTGGATGGTGAATACACCTACCGCGGCGAGCGCGCCACCGACACGCAGGCGCTGGAATGGCCGCGCACGGTGGCCACCGGCGTGCCGCGTGAGGTGGTGAACGCCTGCTGCGAGCTCGCGGCGCGCGCGCTCAAGGGCCCGCTGTGGCAAGACGTCAGCAACACCACCGCAGGCGCCGCCATCGAGAAGACCGTCGGCCCGATCACGACGAAGTACGCCAGCGTGGTCGGCGCGCGCAACGATGGCCAGACGCGCTACGCCGGCGTGGCTGCCATGCTGCGCCGCTGGCTGTCGTCCTACGGCTCGTCGGTCAAGCTGGTGAGGTGCTGACTGTGGCTACCTTCGACTACGCCGACATGGCCGCCACCGCGCAGGAGCTGCTGGTGGAGTTTGGCTGCCCAGTCACAGTGCGCCAGGTCGTGACGGGCGAGTACGACCCGGACCTCGGAGAGGCGCCCACCACCACGGTCGACAACGGCGGTATCGGCGCGCTGTTCGACTACACGGCGCAGGCCGCGGGCCTGGCCAACCTGGCCGACTCCGTCATCGAGACCGGCGACAAGCAGATGTACCTGGCGCCGGAGCTGGCCGCGGGCGGCACGATGCCCGAGCCCAAACCGGCCGACCTGGTGCTGGCGCTGGGCGCGACTTGGCGGGTTGTGAGCGTCAAAGCCCTGGCGCCGGCTGGGGCCGTGTTGCTCTATGAAATCCAGTTGAGGCGATGACATGAGCTTTTCCGCTGACATAACCCGGTTTATCCAGAGGGCCAATGGAAACATTGACCGAGCCACGAGGGAGGCCACGGTGCTGCTGGCACAAACGGTGGTCACAAGATCCCCGGTGGACACGGGAAGGTTTCGCAATAACTGGCAGTTTTCGGCAGCAGGGATTGACCGGACGATCTCGCCAGGGGTGGACCCGCAAGGCCAGATGACAATAAAGCGCTTGGTCTTAGCCATCAGAAAAACCGGGTCGGGCGGGATCACCTACCTGTCAAACTCGTTGCCGTATGCAGTGCGGCTTGAAAACGGGTGGTCTGACCAGGCCCCGCAGGGCATGGTCAAGCTGACCGTGCAGGAGTTCCAGCATTACGTGAGCCAGGCGGCGAAGGACGCGAACAAATGAGCCAGGACCTCATCCGCGCCGCTTTCGAGAAGCCGCTGAACGACTGGGCGAAGGCGCGCACGCCGGCGCTGCAGGTCGCGTGGCAGAACACGAAGTTCACGCCGCCTACCAATACCGTGTACTTGCGCGCCTACGTGCTGCCGGCCGCGACCATCAGCCGGGACGCCGCCGGAGATCACCGGCAGTACCGCGGCCTGTTCCAGGTGAACGTGGTGATGCCGATCGGCGCTGGCTCGCGTGCCGCTGAGCAGATCCAGGCGGAGCTTGACGCGCTGTTCCCTGTCAACCTGCGCATTCCGTCCGGCGGCCTCGCGGTGCGCGTGCGCACGCCCATTACGAGTGGACAGCCTGCAACGGGCGACGCCGACCACACCGTGCCCATATCCCTTGGGTACGACGTCCAGTTTTACCCGGAGTGAAAAAGCAATGAACGAAGCCAGAATCACGGCGGAACGACTGCGTTCAGTTGTCCATTACGACCCCGAAACGGGCAAGTTCACGCGGTTGGTACGCCTCGCCCAGCGTCACAACGTGGGCGATGATGCGGCCCATGCCACCGCCAACGGTTATCAGCGCGTCGGCATCGACGGACAGCGGTATCTGGCGCATAGGCTTGCCTGGCTATATGTGTACGGAGCATGGCCCACACAGCATATAGACCATGTGAACGGCGACCGCTCAGACAATCGCATTGCAAACCTTCGGGATGTCCCTCAGGCCGTGAATATGCAGAACCGTCGACACCCACAGGCTGACAACAAATCAGGCTACCTCGGGGTGTATTGGGAGCGAGGTGCGAAGAAATGGCGCAGCCGCGTGCAAGTTGCTGGGAAGGCACACGAAGTCGGGCTGTTCGATGACCCCGCCGTAGCTCATGCGGCGTATGTAGCGAAGAAGCGGAAGCTGCACGAAGGATGCTCGATCTGAAGATTCGGCGTATGCCGATGGCCCGTAAGGGCGCAACTGGAACCCGCCGCATGGCGGTTTTTTATTGCCCTCTGGGCTTCGATGAGGGGCCGTTGGCCCCCTAAGGAACTATCATCAGCGCAATATTCCCCAATGGCACCGTATTCTCGGTGTCGACCGCCCTGGGTGCGGCCTTGGCCGTGTCCGCCATCACCAACGCCAATCCGGCGGTCGCCTCGGCCACCACGCCGCCGGCGGACGGCAGCATCTTGATCGTCAAGTCCGGCTGGACGGAACTGAACGAGCGCGTGGTGCGCTCGGACAATGCGGCCGCCAGCACCTTCGAACTGGAAGGCATTGACACCTCCAGCTTGATCCGCTTCCCGGCCGGCCAGGGCGCCGGGTCGGTGACACCGGTCACCACCTGGGTCGACCTCTCCCAGGTGACCAGCGTGGAGAAGACGGGCGGCGAGCAGCAGTTCTTCCAATGGCGCTACGTCGAAGACCGCAGCAGCCGCCAGCGCCAACGGCCGACCTTCAAGAACGCCAAGGTCATCACCTTGACGCTGGACTACGACCCGGCCCTGGCCTGGTACGAAGCCCTGCGCGAGGCCGACGCGGTGAAGGACCCCGTGGTGCTGCGCGCGCGCCTGCCGAACGGCGACGCGCTGTACTACCTGGTCTATCCGTCCTTCGACGCGGACCCGTCGATGACGTTGGACCAGAACATGCAGAACACCGCGACGTTCTCCATGACGTCGGATTTCACGCGCTACGCGCCGCTGCCGTAACAAGGGGTCGGGATGAGCAAGGTCATTTTCAAGTTGCAGCCCGCCCCGACCTTCGCCGTGCCGGTGGAAATCCCCCGGCACGGCGAGGAGCCGGCCAAGATCCGCGTCACGTTCAAGCACAAATCCCGCGAAGAGCTGGCCGACTTTACGAAGCGCGCGGGCGAATCGAATCCCGACCAGGACGTCGCCCTGGTGCGCGAGATGATCGCAGGCTGGGAAGGCCCGGACATGGAGTTTTGCGACGAGGCGATCCAGCTTTTGATCCAGAACTACCAGGGCGCGGTGCCGGCCCTGGTGCAGGCATACGTCTTGGAGCTGATGCAGGCCCGGCGAAAAAACTGATCGCCGCGGCGGAGGAGATGTATCGGCTCGAACCGGACACGGCCAGTTTGGCCGAGTTCGGGCTCAGGGCAGATGACTTCCCCGTCGCGGTGATCGAGCTCTGGCCCGAGAACGTGACGCCAAAGGTCGTATTCGAGGCCATGGGGACGCAGTGGCGCATAGGCTACGGCGGCCCTACCGGGCTCGATTACAGCGCGCTCTCGAGCGTGATGAGGATGCTGGGTGTGCCGCCATCCGACGAGGTCGACGTATTCGACAGCGTGCGCGTGATGGAAGCCGCAGCCCTGCGGATGATGAACAAGAAATAGCCCTGCGGGGCGGAACGGTGCCTTATGGCTGATGAAGTCGCCTCCCTCGTACTGCGCGTCGACAGTACCCAGGCCAAAAGTGCGTCGTCCGACCTCGACAAGCTGGCCACCTCTGGCGCGAAGGCCGAGCAGGCCGCGCTCGATGTAGGCACGGCTGGCAAGGCCGCTGCCGCCGGCTTGGGCGCGATGGGCCAGGCAGCCAAGACGACCCAGGCGCAGGCGGCAGCGGCAGCGATGTCGGCGGGCGAGCTGCGCATGGCTATGCGCTCGCTGCCTATGCAGATGACCGACATCGCGGTCGGCCTGTCTACGGGGCAATCGCCGTTCTACGTGCTCATGCAGCAGGGCGGCCAGCTGAAGGACCTGTTCGGCGGTATTGGGCCGGCTATCAAGGCGGTCGCCGGGTATGTGGCCGGCCTGGTCACGCCGTTCACCGCAGCGGCGGCTGGGGTGGTCGCCTTGGCGGTGGCGTACCAGCAAGGGGCGGAGGAAGGCCGACGCTTCAACGCCGCGATCACGATGACCGGCAATGCGGCCGGCGTGACGGACAGCCAGCTTGCCGCCATGGCAAAGCGGATCGGCGACGTCCAGGGGACGACAGGGAACGCGGCCGCCGCCCTTACCAAGCTGGTCGACACCGGGAAGATCGCGGGCGACGCGATTGAGGGCCTGGGTCGCGCTGCGGTGCTGAGCGAGGCCGCCACCGGCCGCAGTGTCGACGACATGATCAAGGACTACGAGCGCATCGCCGATGCGCCGGCCGAAGCCTTGACCAAGCTGAACGAACGCTACCACTTCCTGACACTGGCGGTATACGACCAGGTGAAGGCGCTCGAGGAAGAGGGTCGGACCCAGGATGCCGCTCGGGTGGCGCTGAATACCTACGCGCAAGCGATGGAGGAGCGCAGCGTTCAGGTCGTCGAGAACATCGGCACACTGGAGCGAGCCTGGAATTCGGTAACCGGCGCAGCGAAGGGCGCTTGGGACGCCATGCTGGCGGTCGGCCGCGAAAGCTCGCTCGAGCAGAAGCTTTCCCAGGCGCGGAAAAACTTGGAGTCACTGGAGACGTCGCGCTTTCGGACGTTCCTCGATGACGACCGCATCAAGCAGCTGCGCGGTGAAGTTGCCGGCCTCGAGGAGTTGGACAAGTGGCAGAAGGCAGCGGCAAAATCTCGGGCAGACGAAGCCGGCGTGGTGGCGCGCGCCATCCAGGCACAACGAGACCTGGATGCCTACATGGATTCCCGCAAAGGGACATCCTTGGATTCCGCGATCAAGGCAGAGAACGCGGCATTCAAGAAGGCAACAGCCGAATTTAAGGAAAACAGCGACGAGTACAAAAATGCTCTGAAACTGCATCTTGAGCGCGTGGCGCAGATCCAGAAGCAGTTCGCAGGGCCGAAGGGTGGCGCCGGCACGGTTGCCGCGGGGGTACGCGAGCTGGAGCAGGCGCGCCAGCAGGAGGCTGCATTGCGCGCCCAGCTGGAAAGCGCGGCGAAGATCACCACGGCGCGCCAGGAGCTCGTCAAGTTCGAGCAGCGCATTGCTGACCTGAAGGCCAAGGACCAACTCACGGCCGACGAGAAAAGCGTCCTGGCCAACGAGACGGCCATCCGCCAGCAGTTGGAGCTCAATTCTGGTCTTGCTGATCAGATCACCCTCCAGAAAGAGGTCGTTCAGCTGAAGGTGCTGGAGCGGTCGGCGCAGGAGACGCTGATCGCAGATCAGCAACGGTACAACGACCTGCTAAGCGGGTACACGGCCAGCCCGCGGGTACGCGAGCAATTGCTTGCCCAACAGCAGATCTACCGCGACTTCCAGCGACAGGTACAGCGTGCGGCCGAGCAGCAAGCCGCCGGAGAGTTGTCTCCTCAAGGCTATGCGGACCGTGTACAGGTGCTCAAGCAGAGCTTGGACGATCGTCTGGCGTTGCAGGCCGACTATTACAGCAAAGTCTCCGCACTGGAAGCGGAGTGGCGTAACGGGGCCATCGGCGGTCTGAACGACTACTTTGAGATGGCTGGCAACGTCGCCAGCGCGACCCGCGGAGCCTTCAACAATGCGTTCCAGGGCATGGAGGACGCGCTAACCCAATTTGTCACTAGCGGAAAGCTGAGTTTCTCCAGCCTTATCAAGAGCATTCTGGCCGACATCGCTCGCATTTCAATCCGCCAGGGGATAACGGGGCCGTTGGCAAGTGTGCTTGGGTCTGTTCTTAGCGGGGTCTTCTCGGGGTTCGGCGGAGCACCAACAGCTGGGCAAGTGGCCAGTGCGACGCAAGGAGTCAATGCCGGCCTGCCTCTGTCGTTGGCCGGCGGAGGCTATACCGGTCCCGGCGCCAAAGACACCCCTCGGGGCGTTGTCCATGCTGGCGAAATCGTCTGGAGCCAGGACGACATTGCCCGGTCGGGCGGCGTGGCTGTCGTTGAAGCGATGCGCCTGTCTGCTGGTCAGCGGGCCTACACCCAGCCGCTGATGGCTGCCGCGGCGCCATCGGCGCCCAAGATCACCGTCCAGAACTATGGCACACCCCAGGACTATGAGGTCGGTCTGACCCGTGACGAGGTCATTCTGATCTCGCGGGACCAGATTTACCGCGAAGGCCCGCGCATGGTCTCGGGCGAGCTGTCGAAGTCGAATTCCCGCTCGTCTCGGGCTATGCAGAGCAGTTTCAACGTGGAGCGAAAGCGATGATGCCGCGCATGCCCTTCAGCCCGGTAGAGGCCGGCTACTCAGCGCAGCCGGGGGACAGCACACAGCGCATCCAATTGGATGGTGGCTCCGGTCGTTATCGAACCGGCGTGAGTGATAACTCGCACCAGGTGGACGCGACCTGGGCGCTCTTCGACGCCGACTATGACGCCTTTATGGGCTTCGTTCGCCTTTGGAAGCGTAGCGGGGGGCAGCCCTTCAAGGTTGCTCTGCCGCTCGATGGGAGCATAGCCGAGGACTATGACGCCTGCTTCGTCCCGGGCTCGATTCAGTTGACGTCGAAGAACGGGCCGGTGTTCCTTGTGAGCGCCAGGCTCGAGGTGTTTGCGCTGGCCAAGTATGAGGACGCCGACACAGACCCCTACGCAACGGCGTATGAACTCCTGCCGTACTACGGCTCTTTCGTGGCCATCCAGGACATGATGAATCGCCTGGAGCAGCTGGTGAACAAGGATTGGCCCCATGCCTGACGTCGACAGCCGCTATTTGGACTTCTTCCTTGCCGGCGACAGCGGTGTCGCGGAGATCCACACCTTGGAAATCTCGCAGCCCAGCTTTTCGCAAGTGTGGAGGCTGCAATGCCACTACCGCAAGGGCCTGACGACCAAACTGGAGTCCGGCCAGGAGGTCGATTGGATCTACCTGCCGATGCGCCTGCGGCCGCTGGAGGAACGCGGGAATCTAGATTTTGGGCTATCCGTCACCCTGGGCGACACCGGCGACATCCTCCCGGATGAGATCCAGCGCGCGCGGGAAGCTGGGACCTTGCGCGCCTCGCCGCCCCGAGTTGTGTACCGAATCTACCGCTCCGACGACCTGGACCACCCAATGTACGGCCCTATCACCTTGGAGGCGAGGGAGATCGGGCGCACGCGGGAGGGAGCGCAGTTCAATGCCCTCGCGCCGGAGCTCAACGTCAGCAAGACCGGCGAGCAATACAGCACGGACCGGTTCGAGGGACTGCTGGGGCTGCTGTGATTGACGACCTGCTGGAGCGCCAGTACGACCGGAAGGCATACAACTGCCTTCACTTCGCCGCGGAAGTGTGGGAGCGGCTGACGGGTGATGCGGCCTTGCGGTCGGTCCGGGAGGAGGACTTCCGCGCCGGTGGCATGGCGGCCGTCTTCAGGCGCTATCGGCGCGTTCCCGGGCCTACTGCCGAGCCGTCTGTGGTCCTGATGGAGACGCTGTCAGGCGAGGCGCATATCGGCGTGTGCTGGCGCCGGCGGCTCCTGCACATCAACGAAATCGGGCCGCAGTTCCTACCGCTCGACGCCGTGGCGGTGCTCTACAGAAACATGAGGTTTTGGGTATGACACGGGTGTACCTGTATCGAGCGCCTGACGAGCGACGCGAGGAATTTGACGTTGATGACGTCCTTGCTTTCCTGGTGGAGCAGTTCGGGCCGAGATTCCCGGCCGGCGGCCGCATCATGGATCTTTCGTCCGGGGCGATCGTCACTCCGCGCACGCCTGAAGCGGTGCTTCAGCTGCAGCAGGCAACAGGCCCGCTGCTGGTCGAGGTTTTTCCCCGCGAGTTCATCTCTCTCGGGGCGGTCCTCACTGCGCTGGCAGTGTCGACGGCCAGCATCATCCTGTCGTCGATCTTCGCCCAGGATCCGCCCACCGCCACGCAGCGCAACGTCCAGCAGGAAAGCCCCAACAACGGGCTGTCGGAGCGCACCAACCGGGCGCGGGTTAATGGCCGGATTCCAGACGTCTATGGGAAGGTGCGGTCTACCCCGGATCTCCTTGCGGCGCCCTACAAGGTATTCGAGAACCACGTCGAAAAGGAAGTGGCGTATATGTGCGTGGGCCGTGGTGCCTACGATATTCAGGACGTGCGTGACGACACGACGCTGGCTTCCGAGATCCCCGGCATGTCCGTGGAGGTCTTCGGGCCCAATACTTCGCCCAATAGTGGGGCTGCCCCCCAGCTGCGCATAGGCAATCCCATCGGCTTGCCCGTCCTGAACGTGAAGCGCTGCAATAGTGTCAATGGCCAGGTGCTTCAGCCGCAGGACGTGGGCCAAGTGGTGCGCCGAGGCATGGTGTTCTCGTCGCCGAATGTGATCACCTCGCAGGACGAGGATGTCGATTTTTCGGAGTTCTTCGTCCCTGGCGATGTGGTGGCTATCTCAGGCGCGGCCCAATACGCTGGCGCCTATACCTACACGATCACGATTCCGCCTGGCGCGTTGATCGTCTTGGAGGGCTCCACGAGCGGCAGTATCAGGTTCTCGGGGGATCACAGGGCGAACTGGGCTGTGGGGCAGTTCGTCACGGTGTCGAACGGTACGGTCACCTGGGATGCGGCGGGCGGGATCGGATCTACGAACATCAACGGGACCTACCCCATTACCGGCGTCGGGTATTCCTCGCTGGAGGATCGCACGATTCTGTACCTGGATGTCTCGGCCAACTCGACTGCCTGGGCCTTGATCGGCGGGGCGTCGGACGGGGCTGGAGGCGGGCCTACTCTTACGCGACCGTCCGACCAGGTGCAGTTCGATCTCTCGGGCACCTATACGGTCAACACCGTGACCTCCAGCATCCTGACGCTCAACAATGCGGTCGTGGTCAACCCGCAGTGGCAGGTACTTGCGGATGATTGCGGCGGGGTTTCCAAGACCCTCTACCCGGTCATAACGACGACCGGCGAGCGCTGGGTGGGCTGGTTCACGGTGGAGAGCGTGAAGCCCATCACGCGGCTGATCGCCAATCTGGTCGCGCTCAACGGCCTCTACAAGGACAGCGGGCGTCAACAGTACCGAACCAACGTATCTGTGGTTATCGAAGCGGTGCCGCTAAATGCCGCCGGCGATGAGGTCGGGCCGGTGCAAAGCTGGTCGGGAACGGTCGTTGGATCGGCAAGTACGCGCGCCACGCGCGCGCTGACCATGGACGTCATGCTTGCCACTCCTTCGCGCAAGCTGCGGATTCGAGCCCGGCGGGTGAGCGCGAGCGACACGACATTCGAGGGCTCGGTGGTGGATGAGGTGAAGTGGCGAGACCTATATGCCTGCGCGTCGGTTGCCGCTTCACATTTCGGCAATGTGACGACCGTGCACGCTGTCACCATGGCCACCGATGGGGCCCTGGCAGTGAAGGAGCGCAAGCTCAACATGCTGGTGACGCGCAAGCTGCCCAGGCGCGAGGCAGACGGGTCGTTTTCGACCACCTTGTACCCGACGACAAATGTGGCGGATATCCTATCGGCTATCTGTCTGGATCCGAAGATCGGCAACCGGTCACCCTCGGAGGTGGATTTCGATAACTTCTACCAGACCGCGGAGGATATCCGAGATTACTTTGGCGTCGATGTTGCCCAGTTCAACTACACGATCGACAAGGACAACCTCTCGTTCGAAGAAATAGTCTCCATGGTCGCTGAGACGATCTTCTGCAAGGCGTATCGTCGAGGCAGCGTGATCCGGCTTTTCTTCGAGCGCCAGACGGATGATTCCGCGCTCCTGTTCAATCACCGGAACAAGTTGCCCGGCAGTGAAAACAGGACGGACCAGATCGTCTCGGAAGAGCGCTATGACGGGATCGAGTACCAGTGGATAGACCCCGACACTGATGCGATGGCCTACATCTACCTACCCGAGGATCGTTCCGCCGTCAATGCAAAGGTGATCGAGTCGGTTGGTGTGCGAAGTATCGAGCATGCATACCTTCAGGCCTGGCGGGCCTGGAACAAGCTGCGGTTTCAGGATGAGACGACGGCTTTCGATGCACTGCCGGAGGCCAATCTCCTGACGCTCTCGGAGCGGATCTTGGTTGCCGATAACACCCGGGGCGAGTCGTGGGACGGGGACGTGCTGAGTGTGGTGGAGGGCGACGGGCGGCTCATCCAGTTGTCCCAGCCATTCACCTGGGGGCCTGGGCCTTACACGATCTTCTTGCAGGGCAGCGATGGCCTGGTGGATGCAATATCGGTGAGCGATGGCGGCGGTCCTCGTTGGGCCCTACTGGCTCGTGCCCCGCGCACGCCCGTGATCCCGCGTGGTCAGGCCTACAACACAACGACGTACATCATCGTCAACGCAGCCAATGCGCGCAAGGCAAAGCCCTTCCTGGTGACCGAGAAGGGGGCGCCCAATGACGACGGGACTATTCCGCTTACGGCGATCAATTACGACGATCGGTACTACCAGAACGACCGCGACTTTTACTCGTAAAGAGACACATGCCGACATGGGCCCTGCTTAGCGGGGCTTTTTATTTGGGAAATGACAATGGCCGCTAACACGCCGATCACGATTCAGCAGCTGGCGAACGCGCAACGTGACGCCACGGACTTGGAGCGATATGTAAATGATGTCATCCCGGCTCTCGTCCAGAGCCGGATCGGGGGGCTCAAGCCGAACTACGCCAAGCTGGTGGCAGATTTCGAGGGGGAGGCGGGCTACATCTTGGCTCAGACGCGCGATCACGCGGACCTCGCGATTTACAACATGACGTCCTTTGTGGATCGCGGCGCGTGGGCGCCTTTGACGGCTTATCAGCGCAAGGATGTCGTGACTGTCGCCGGCATTGCGTATGTAACGCTTGAAGCGCACACCTCATCCGAAGATTTCTCGGTCGATTTGGCCGCCGGCTTATGGCAGGTTTTTCAAGGCGTGAATCGCGCCGAGCTGGCGGATGGGCCAGGATCTTCGATGGTGGGGTTCTTGCAGGCTGGTACCAACTCCCAACCCATGAGTCTGTTGGATCGTGGACGGTATGAGGTCTGGCTGGGTGACAAGGTTGGCGCTTCGGATGCCGCGCTGGCCGACGCTCTGCTCTTGCCCGAGCGAGTGGAGATTCCTGCCTCGACTGGTGCCATCGACATCTCCGCGGAGCGCGTGGCGTCGATTCTGGCCAAGCTCAATGTGATCGCAGCGCGGGGGCTGTTGGAACTTCGGTTGCCGGCCGGGGTAGTAGAGGTGAACTCGGCCGGGGCCCTGGCTACGATTGGCCAGAACGAGAATGTGGTCATCACTGGCGCGGCCCCGATCGCTGCGACTTTGGAGTCGGTGGTGGGTGTGTCTGGAGCACCTGGAGCATGGAGTGTCGTGCTCCAGCTCAGCACGGATCAGGCCCAGGTCGGGCAAGTCCTTCAGATCCGGGACATGCCGGGCGGCATCACCTATTTCCAAGGCGGGAGCCCGCGACGTCGCTATGACGGTGAGTTGGCGGTGGGCAACAACCGGATGGGTACGATCACGACCAGTGGGACGACGTGCACGTTGTCCATCGGCACGCAGGACGCGAACTTGGCGGTGGGTGATCTGGTTCATATACAAGGGCAGACTCGGGTCGTCACGGGCATCGACCCTTCCCCGGCCAAGACGTTCACCATCAACCAAGCGCTGGACAAAGACGTTTCAGGCTACCAGTGGTGGTACTACACGCTCCCGGCAGCAGGCACGATCAGCACGTCCGGTCGCGTCACGGCAGTAACTGGGTCCGGGACGTCATTCACGGGTGCGGCAAACCCGGGGGACTTCATCTTGGCCGACGGCATCATGGCAGAGATCGGTTCTATCGAGTCCGGGACCGGCCTGACCCTGGTGGTGGCGGAGAACTTTGCCCCGGGCACACCGTACACGATTGTCCGGGGTTCAGTCCTGCATGAGGGCAGCTTCGAGATTACGTCGGTGGACGGGTTCAACGTGACCGTGCGGAACCGCTGCCAGGTTCGTCCGCCGGTAAACGGTGTCGTCGGTGGCGCGCCTGTTAGCGTCATCAGGACTGTCCTGAAGCAACGAGGTACTGGCCCGGGTTTGTTGTTTGAGCGTGGCGCGATTCTGCGGGAATTGCGGAATGTCGCGCTGGTCGGGTCTGGGCTCAGTGAGTCCGCCGCTGGGCTGGCCATGAATGGGGTCGGCCAAGCCTATAACCAGGGGAATTCCGCCGTATACCTTGGGGAGAACTCAGCCGTTCTGGAGTGGGGCTACGGTGCCTTCATGTCCGCCGGCTGCGTGCTCTTCGGTTGGAAGACGCACATCTGCAACAACTTGAATGCAGGGGTCGAGGCCATCGACGGAGCCAGTTGGTATCTGCGCCAGGCGGTGATTTCGCACAACCGCGACATCGGCATCCTTTCGTCTGGAGGGTATGGGCGGGTCAGCGAGGCGCGCGTCTGTGGCAACCGACTGCAGGGTGTGCGCCAGGATGTCGGCTCGGCCATCTACGGTGATTCGGTGTTCTTGTGGGGCAACGGTTCGCACGGTGTGCTGGGCGTGAATCGATCCGGCATCCAGTGTGCAGACGGCTACATCATCAAGTCCGGCGGTAACGGCATCAACCAGCAGAACGGCGCCGGAGGCCGCTTCTCTCGGATGCTGGTGGCGGGCAGCGCGCAGCATGCGCTTACGGTTGACGGTTGCCACGACGTGGAAATCACGCAGGGCTGGCTGACTGGATCGCGCGCCGGGCAAAGCGGCATGGTCTGCTCGCACGGGACGGTGAAGTTCGGCAACGGCGCGTCCACCGGCAACGCGGCTGCGGGCCTGTTCGCACAGGAGGGCGGCCGCATCTTTGCCCAGAGTGGGCACAGCACCAAGAACGGCACGAACGGCGCACGCTCCGACAGCCAGGCGCTGATCCAGATCACCGGCGGCCGGGTCGCTGGGAACGTGGGCGCCGACGTAGCGCGCCAGGGCGGCACGGTCACGACCGACACCAACCCTTTCGGCACCTGGCAGCAGGGCGCCGTCTATTCCCGGCTGGTCACCATTGCGGATGACGCGGTCTATTCGATTGACCTGGGCGACGCGACGGTATCCGTCGAGTACGTGTCTGGTAGCTCCACCGCCTTGACCGGAAAGGTGCGCGCGCGTGCTGGCGCCGGTGGCGGAAGCATTTCGCAGGCCTACGGCGCCGGCATCACGATCTTGCAAAACACAGTGCTGACCGGCACGACCGGCGTCGACGGTGACGTGACCATGTCGGTATCTTCCAACGGCTTCTTTTATGTCGAGAATCGCGCCGGCGCCTCCCGTGCCGTGACGCTGAAAATCATGGGAGCGGTGAACAAATGAGCAATCTTGAATTCAAGCCCGTCGGCGAGAACCAGTACGAAGTGATGCAGGATGGTCAGCCGATGATTATCTGCACGCGGCCGGGCCAGAGCCCAGAACATGCGCTTGCCGAATCGCAACAGCCAGAAGAACCTGATTACCGCGATCAGCGAATACGAGAGTACCCGGCCCTCAATGACCAAATGGACCAGGTCGCCAAAATTGCGCTGGCCCTACGCGCGGCCGGGATGCTGCCGCCGGTCGAGCAATCAGTCCACGACTGGCTGGATCATGTGGCTGCGGTAAAGGCCGAGTTTCCGAAACCGGAGGGGCAATAAGTGAACGACTGGGAAAAGACATTCGCGTGGTTGGCAGGTATGGGCGCGCTCATCGCTATCGGCCGGGCGCTGACAAGCCAGGAGCATTTGTCGTGGCGAGTCATCGTTGGCCGCACGATCCTCGGGAGTGCCGTTGCAACGGTCGCGGCGCTTATCTATATCCCCTTCCCAGACGCACCGTTGCCGGTCGTCGTGGGTGCGGGTGCCGGCCTGGGAATCCTCGGGGAACAGGTCCTGGAACTGGCCGCGCGTCGCTTGATCTCCTTCAAGCTCGGGGGGGACACCAAATGAGGGGATTCGAGTTGAGCGACCGAGACCGCGCCCGCCTGGCCGGCGTACACCCGGATCTGGTCGCCGTGGTGGAGCTCGCTGCGCGCCGCTATGAGTCGCGCTTCATGGTGGTCGAAGGGGTGCGCACGCCGGAGCGGCAGCGCGAGCTGGTGGCCAAGGGCGCCAGCCAGACCCAGAACAGCTTCCACCTGAAGCAGGCTGACGGCTGGGGGCACGCGGTCGACCTCGCGCCTCTGGTGGGCGGGGCGATTCCGTGGAGCGACTGGGCGGCATTCCGAGGCCTGGCCGACACCATGAAGGCCTGCGCCGAAGAGCTGCGCGTGCCGCTGGAATGGGGTGGTGATTGGCGGACCCTGAAAGACGGCCCGCACTTCCAGATTCCTCGTGACTGGAAGGGGCGAGCATGATCCCGCGCGCGATCTGGCCGTATCTAATCGGCGCTGTCGTGCTCGCCCTGGGGCTGCTTGCGTTTTACTGGCATGGTGGGCGCCAGTACGACGCCGGCGTGGCAGCCGAGCGAGCCGCAACCCTTGAAAGACAGGCGCGGCTCGAGCGCGCCATGCAGGAGGAGAAAGACCGTGCTGATGCCCAATACCGCGGCGCCGTGCTGGCCCGCCAGACTGCTGAAAAAACTGTTGCTGCTCAGCGTGGCCGTATTGACGGGCTGCTGCGGCAGCTTGCCCAGCGGCGGTCCGAGGCTGCCGGAGCCGGCAGCGGACCTGATGCAACCGGCCCCGACTGGATCGGAGTTATTGGGTCGTGTGTCGGCCAATATGAGCAGCTGGGAAAAGATGCTGCTCGATGGGCTGACCAGGTGAACGGCCTCCAGGGCTACATCCGGGGGCTGGGCATAGCGCCCTAGACCCGCTCCGCCCGCTTTGCCACCCAGAACCAGTGGCTGAACTTGCCGCGCTTGGCCTTCTGCTTGCGGAAGGTGATGCGCACCGCGCCCAGGTGGCCGGCGTCGACTACGGCGTCGTAGTCCCGGTCCTCGGCGGTCGCCGCAGGCGGCAGCGTCTTCATGGCCTCGCCAACATAGGGGCCGCTCACTTGCTCTAGGATGCCGTTGTCTTCCATGCTCTCTCCGTTCAGGACGCGGCGCGCAGCGGCGTAACGTTCCAATCCTTGCCGCTGGCGCAGCTTTCCAGGTAGGCCGCCCACAGTTCCAGCGCGGCCCGGCGCTCGGGGATGTCGTCCCGCACGTCATAGATCGCCTCCATCCCCTTGAGCTTGTGATTCAGCGCCAGCTCCGAAATCTCATTGCTCACGCCCAGGTTGCGCATGTGGCCCTTGGCGGTGCTGCGTGTGTCGTGCGGGGTGAACCGGCGGATGTCCAGGTCGCCGCGGTCGAAGGCGCGCCGGATGGCTGCCCATAGGGTGGTTTCGCCTACATGCGTGTCGCCGCCCTGGTTGCGCCGGCGGCGCTCGTGCCTGGCCGGCAGCACCCATTCCGACGTGCCGGCCAGGGCCTGCAGTTGCCGGAACCAGCCGGCCACGGTCGGCGTGAGTGGCACGGTGAAGCCGCGGCGGACCTTGACGTGTTCTTCTGGCACCCACCAGGTACCGCGCTCAAGGTCGACATACTCCCATCGCGCCTTGGCCAGCTCCACCGATCGGACGCAGGTGGCCAGCAGGATGCGCAGCGCCAGGGCGTTCTCGGTGCCGATATCCTCGATGCTGGCGAGCAGGCCGCGCAGCTCCGCCTCGGTCAGCATCACGCGGCGCTTGATCGGTGGGCGCGGTCCCATGAGGGACACCAGATCCACGCCGGCGGCCGGGTTGGTGTCGATCAGGCGCAGGCCGCAGGCGTGGGCGAATAGCTGCTTGGCCGTGGTCAGGATGCGCTTGCTGATGGTCCAGGTACGTTTCGCGGACGTGAGCATGTGCACGACGTCGGAAGGTTGAACCTGGTCCACTGGAATGACGCCAAGCTTGGGCAGGATCACCTTGTCCAGATCCCAATTCCGGTAGGTGATGGTGTCGGCGGCCAAGCCCGAAAGCTTCTTGGCGCGGAAGTCCTCGACCAGCGTCCGAACGTTCGATACTTTGGTTGCCCGGGCTTTGGTCCGTTGCTTCTCCAACGCAGGGTCGGCGCCGCGGTCGATTGCCGCCCTGAAATCCCGTGCCGCCTTGCGCGCGGCCGCCAGGGAAATGTCGGGGTAATTCCCGATCGTGACTTCTTTTTGCGGACCGCCCTGGCGATAGCGCAGCACCCATGTCGCGGTTCCGGCCGCTGACAGGGTAAAGGTCAGGCCATCGCCATCACTGCGCGCCAGCTTCTCGCCCGCGCTGACCCAACGCCTAAGCTGGATGTCGTCCAGCAGATGCTTTTCCCGTTTTGCCACCCGAATCCCCTCTGAAATGAGTAGCTAGACGCTCTGGCTACTCACCTGGCTACTCATTGAACTGTCGCCAGCAAAGTACTACATGCAACGCCGGGAAACAAAACAGCCCGCGTTTATGCGGGCTGGCGGGGGATCGTGTGCATGGTGGGAAACGGCGGGCCACCCGGATCGGGCTTGCAGGTGGCTATTTTCATAGAATTTGTAGATCTTTATTTTGTGCGGGTTTCCAAGCTGGTAGATCTCGAAAAATCCCTGTGGCTACTCACCTCGGGCGTGGTGAGCATTCCCGCTATCGATGGGGCCGATGATACCCGGTCATGCGGCCCTGTTGCGTTTCCCGCGCTCAATCAGGGCCTGGACACTCTTGACAGTAAATCTGGTGGCGTCCCCGACCTTGATCTGCTCAAGATTGCTGCTCTTGAGCAAGCAGTAGATCAT